AATGTATAAAAAATGACACAATTCATCAAGATTTTTTGATGTTAGTAAGTTGACACACAAACTCAACAATTTTCTAACCGCGCATAAATAATAGCGAAATTCGCGTATCCCTCCCTGCCGTGCTTTTTGCTATTAGCTCAATTTCCCCCTATGACGCGGTGGGCACGGTGGGCACGGCCGATTTCAGCGCGTTTTGAATAGCTTGTGTGTGGGCACGCTTGGCAAATGTACGTGCGGGCACGGTGGGCACTGACGTAAAATCAAGCACTTCCGAAAACCCTGGCCGTTTGTAAGTGCTTGATTTTATTGAGTGTTCAAGATTGTGCACAAGACAAAGCTTCGCAAGTGCTTGATTTGGTTGGCGAATTTTCGGGCATCGTGCCCACGCTCACGCTCACGCAAGCTGGCGCTAGCTTGAGCAAGGGAGTTCTATAGCGGGAGCAAGGAAGTCCCGGCAAACTTGCCGGGACTTCGTAGCTTGCGCTAGTACTGTACTGGTGCTGGCGCTCGCTCGCGCACGCTCACGCACGTGCTGGCGTGTGTGTGCGTCAGCGTGTGCGTCAGCATTGGCGTGTGCGCGCGCTAGCTGGCCGCTGGTGCAACGATCACACGAGCACACGATGCGAAGCTCGGCCGGCTTGCTGATCGTTGCTCTGGTGGCCGATACGTGCGTCGTGCTGGTCAATGCGTGCGCCGGCCGCAACGTGTGCCGTACGCACTGGCCGCATGCACCAGCACGTGCGCATGCGCCGGCTTGCGCATGCACTGGCGCTTGCGCGCACACGCTGGCGATATGGGCCGCGATCGCCAGCATGCACGATGGATCGATCGGCCGGCGCAACGATCGTTGCGTATAACGCCAATACGTGCGTTGGCGAGCCTGGCGCATGTATTGGCGATATGAGCCGCGATTGCGAGCCTGGCCGATTGGAACATCGGCTCGCTCAGCGATCGTTGCGTATAACGCCAACGCATGCGTTTAACGCCAATGCTCGCTCGCGCCAGCGAACACAAAAAAGCCCTGGCGAACATGACGCTCGCCAGGGCTTGCACGAGAGGTCAGGTCAAGATCACGCTACGCTTTCGTGATCTTGACCTTCCCACTAAAGACGGCCAGGACTACTTGCCGAATTTCCTTTGGCTCGATAGATCGTCCTGCCGCTTTTTCGATCAGGTCCCAGTCCTCTTTCTCGAACCTGACCCAATGGCCACCACTGGAGGCCCTCTTTGCCTCCCTGACGCCCAGGGCGTCAAGATCGATGATTGGTCCTCCCATGACATACCTCCCAATGTTCGTGCCTGGCGGAATTGCCAAGCACGTGATTGCATGATAGCACAATCGAGGTGATTGTCAAGAGGTGCGTTTGCGCAGGCTGCGCCAGCGAGAGCCATGACAAGGCGGGCGAGGCAGCCGGCTTATTAAGTCACCTCCCTCATTCTGCTCTCGCGGAGAGTTCTCACCTCGTCGGCTTCGCAGCTACGCAAAACTACGCTACGCAAAACTACGCTACGCAAAACTACGTAGCGACGCGCAACGACGCTGGCGCAAGCGCGGCGCAAGCGTGGCGCTGGCGCGAGCCGGCGAAGTTGCTACGCACAACTACGTAGTGGTGTGCGCAAGCGCGCCAGCACTGGCGTTTCGTTACGTCACAACGTGGCTTGCGAGGGGCACCAGCCTGCGGCTATCCTGGCGCACGCACACGTCGAGAGTGGTGGAGTGCGCGTCGCTGACGCGCACGCACAGCAAGTCGCGAAAGGAGCACGCGCAGCGTGAGCCGGCGCAAGCCTGACGATCCCCTGGCCGATCTGAAATCCCAGGCTATCTCCGTGCTCCAGCAAGTGCTCACCGGCGCGGAGAGCGACGACGTGCGTCGCAAGGCCGCCGTGGACATTCTCAACTTCCACGGCAAGGCCAAACAGGAAACCCCAGTGACGGAGGAGCAACTTGCCTGGCTTGGACGAGTCCTTGTCGAGGCTGAAGAGGTTCGTAGCCGCCTCGAAGAGCGCACGCTCTAAATGGGAAGAGCTGCGCCAGCTGGCAAAAACGGACCTCTATTTCCTGTGCAAAGGCGTCCTCGGCTTCGCCGACATGACCCCCCGGTTTCATGGCGAGCGCTGCTGGCAGATGCGCAACGTGCAGTTGCCCTATGCACGCCAGCTTGACCTCTGGCCTCGCGGCCATCTCAAGACCCACATCATCACCATCGGCAAGTCCATTCAGGACTACCTCAACAACCGCAACGTCCGCATTCTGCTCGCCGGCGCATCGCTAGACAACGCCAAGAAGAACTTGCGCAAGATCAAAATGATCTTCGAGTCCAACACCCTCCTCCACTGGCTCTTTCCCGAATGCATCCCAAACACCACCTCAGACAAATGGGCCGAGACCGAAATCTGCCTGCCTCGCTCGGCCAACCCTCCCGAATCCACCTTCAAAGCCGTGGGTGTGGGTGGCCAAACCACCGGCTGGCATTTTGACATCTTGCGCAAGGACGACCTCATCGACGAAAAAACCGAGCGGTCGCCAGAGAACATGGAGAAGATCATCGAATGGCACCTGCTGACGAAGAACCTCCTCGAATCGCCAACCAAAGGCGTGGACCATCTCATTGGCACTCGCTGGAGCTCAGGCGACCTCTACCAATACATCATCGACCACGAAAAGGAATACACCGTCAACTGCATCTCAGCCATTGGCCCAGACGGCCAGCCCGTCTGGCCCGAACGCTTCTCGCTCGAAGGACTAATGCAACTGCGCGAGAAGGACCCCTACATGTTTGCAACGCAGCAAATGAACAACCCCCGTGATCAAGCTGTCGTTGACTTCGACGCCCAGTGGCTACGCTACTACCATTTCAGTGATGAGGCAATGAACATCCTGGCGGAGGTAGGATGAGCACTGCACTTGCGCCAGCTAACGCCAGCGTAGCCAAGGCCACCATCGCGGTGCCTCGCTCGTCGCTCGACGTCGTCATCACCTGTGACCCGGCGATCAGTGAGAAGTCCTCGGCCTGTCGCACAGCTATCACAGTCGCTGGCATGACACCCTACCAGAAAATTTTCTTGCTTGAGTACTGGGTTGGCCGCCAGGGTGACCCAGCCAAAATCATCGACCAGCTTCTGGACTTGGCCAGCTTCTGGCAGCCTCGCTGCATCGGGGTCGAGGCCGTGGCCTTCCAGCAAGCCCTCGAACCCTACATCCGGCGTGAGATGGCCAGCCGCGGCCAGCACTACGTGCTCTTGATGCTCAAGCCTGACCGGAATGAGAAGAAGGACCAGCGCATCCTCAGCCTCCAGCCCTACTTCCGGGCCGGCCAGATCTACATCCAGCGCGGCATGTTCGAGTTCATCGAGGAGTACGAGACCTTTCCGCTGGGCCGCACCAGGGACATCCTGGACGCCTTTAGCTACGCCGTGCGACTGCTGGTGCCTCGCAACCCGGCCAAGAAGCCAGGGCTGGAGCAACGGCTCAAGGAACTAGAGCTTCGCGACCCAGTGAGCGCTCGCTACTGGCGTGCAGACGCCGTGCGACGAGGGCTGATTGAGGCAGAGCCTGACCCGCTTGACGAGATGGATGAGATCGAGGTGCCAGCCACCGAGGTGGGAATTGGAGAATTCGTGTAGCTTGGTCCTGTGGCTTGTAGCTTGTAGCTTGGTTCTGTTGCTTGGTCTTGTTGCTTGGTTCTATGGTGCGTAGCTTGGTCCTGTTGCTTGTAGCTTGTGGCTTGTTGCTTGTAGCTTGTGGCTTGTTGCTTGTTGTGCGTAGCTTGGTCCTGTGGCTTGTGGCTTGGTCCTGTCGCGTGTCGCTTGCGGCGACGCAGTCGCTGGCGACGTCGTTGCTGTGGCTTGTGGCAACGCAGTTGCTGGCGTGTTGTGCGTAGCTTGGTCCTGTTGTGCGTAGCTTGTGGCAACGCAAGAACGTCGTGAGCGCTGCGCAGCTGGCGCAACTGGAAGCTCGGCTGGCCCAGCTTGAGGCCCGGCTGGCGCAACTAGAGGCGCGGCTGGCGCAGCCACTGAGCGTGGTGGGCCGGGGCGATACGCCAGACGCCCTCCTCTCCATGCCGATCTTCGACGAGGTCGAAGACGAGCTGGTCGACACTCGCAGGAGTCGCCGAGGTCATGATGAGTCTGATTGACACCTTGTTCGACAAGCTTCTGGGCCAGACGAGCGCTGACGGCCAGGGAGGAGTCTCCACCTACCCCGTTGTCCAACCTACCGCAAGCGCCGACAGCGAGAAAAATCCCTACGAAGATTCACGCAAAGCTGCCTCGCGAGTGCTCGACTTCATCAAAGACTGCGACCGGCTTCGCTGGAGCTTCGAACGCCTGTGGTTCCGCAGCGTCCTCTACTACCTGGGCAACCAGTGGCTGACCTGGGACGCACGCAGCCGGCGTTGGCGCGAGAAGAAGCTGCGCAAGTGGGTCCCCAAACCCGTCACCAACCGCTACGCCAGCACCGTTGACACCATCGTCTCGGCCATCCAAGCCACCAAGGTCATGCCTTCAGCTTGGCCGGCCACCGGCGACCCTGAGGACATTGGCGCGGCCAACGTCGCTGACCGCATCCTCGAAGTCATCTCCGAGGAAATCAAATCCGAGGATGTGCGCAAGCAACTGGCTCGCTGGATGGTGCTCTGTGGCGATGCGTTTGCCTATGTCCACTACGACAAGTCGGACGCCAGCCTCGGCACGGTCCAAATCGCCAGCTTGACCTGCGTCGCGTGTGGCGCAATCGCGCAGCCGCTTGAGTTCGCCGGCGGCTGTCCACAGTGTGGCTCATCGGCCCCTCCTGTCCCAGCGCTTGACGCCAGCGGCCAGCCACTCACGCAGTCCTACCCAAAGGGCCGCATGAAGGTTGACGTGCTGTCGCCACTGCAAGTCTACCTCAACCCAGACCTCCCCCACATGTCCGCCCAAACCCGCTTCACCATCGCACGGAGCTACAACCTCCACTACCTCAAGGAGCTTTATGGCGACAAAGCATCTCATATTAGTCC